AGAATTAAAATTAACTATTGAAAAGATTGGCAAAGAACAGGTCAAGACCGCAGACGGCACCCAAGAATGTATTGTAGCACACTTTAAAGGCGGCCAAAAAGGGATGATACTTAACAAAACCAATTGCAAAATTATTTCAACAATCCTCGACACTCCTTACATTGAAAATTGGTTAGGCAAATCTATTATAATCTACTCAGCAAAAGTAAAAGCATTTGGCGGAATGGTTGACGGATTGCGTGTTAAAAATCAAAAAGCATGAGCCACAATCCAAACGATATATTTGCGCCTGAAAGATTAGGGTTAATCACAGGTAGCAGGGTAGTTGTATTGCGCCCTAAGAGGTCGGCAGAGGTAGGCCAAAAGCAATATGCAAAAGAACTAGCTAACCAAAAGTTTTTTAATTTTTACGACAATACTAATACGTGGCAAACCGAACACGGAAACAACAGCGAAAGTAGTGCCTGCGAGTATTTTCAAACTAACTTTGATTCATCGGTTGAATACCACCCACCATTTATGTTTATAGGTGACTTTGGAGGACAAGCAGATGCAATTCATAAAGATTACGGACTAGACTTTAAATGCCCGACATCGCTCCAAAAGTGGTTAGATTATTTACACGTTGGAATTGACGACCAGCAATATCACCAAGGTCAAATGTACATGTGGTTATACGAAAAACCTGCATGGAAGTTTTGCGCATATCTTCTTGAAACAAACAGAATGAGCGATAATGGCGAGGTTTACCCTGTTGCATGCGATAAGAGAATGATAGTAGTTGAGGTGTTAAGGGATGAAACATGGTCAGCCAAAACTATCGAGGCCGCAACAAGTGTAATTGCAATGCGTGATTTTTTTTACAACAAACTAAAACAACAATTCAATGGATAGATTAATAACAAGAAATAATTTTTACGTAAACCATTCGCTCACGCCCATAGTTTACGGAAACAATCAGCAAAAGACCGACACAATTATAAGCGCAATTAGTGAAATATCGGGGTTGTCAATCGAGACCTTAAAAAGTCCATCCCGAAAGCGTGAGGCGGTTGAGTGGAGGCATATTATTTGCTATATCTGTTACGCCAATGCTTATGGATCGCTTGCTTTTATTGGACTGAATATGGGAGGCCGAGACCACTCAACGGTAATTAACGGAAGAAATACGGTACAATCGTTACTAGATACTAATGACAAAGATTTTGCGCAAAAGTGGGCAGTTTGTAAGCAATTGGTAAGGTAAATGACAGCACCAAAAAACAAGCAGAAAAACTGCAAAAATTGCGACAAACTTTACACGCAGAAAACTACAACTCAATCGGTATGCAGTCAGAAATGCGCCTATGAGCGAACAATGCAACTCAAAGAAAAAAGGCAAAAAGAAGAGTTGGGCGAATTGGTTGTAACTAAAGCCAAAATCAAAGACGCATCGGAAACAATCGTTTTGCAAACTTTAATTAATAAAATAGTTCGCAAGATAGATTTTGGTTGGGAGTGTATTAGCTGTGGGAATAAAATGAACCCGAACACAAGAAACCGAACTGGCAGGTCAATTATAAATGCAGGTCATTATGTTTCGGTTGGCTCGGATTGTTCGCTCAGGTTTAATCTTTGGAATATTCACGCTCAATGTATTAATTGTAATAAAGATAAATGGGGTAATGGCGCTATGTATAACAAAGGACTGAGAAAGCGATTTGGCAGTGATTTAACTGATTATATTAACGACCTCGGCATAGAATACCCGAGCATCCAATTAAACAACGTAGAGCGAAAAGAAGCAATTACCGAAGCTAAAAAGATTTTGGTTGAATTAGAAGCGATTGAAATTAAATTAACCGTTGAAGATTTGACCTTGTACCGCAAAAAAATTAATTCGAGATTAAATATTTATAAATAACAACATGAAAAAAACGGCACAACATTTAAGATTAAATCTATGTATGGGGTATCAGGAACACCCGCAAGAGACAATGAAAAGACTTGGTATTACTTACCAAGACGCTACACCTCAACCAATGGGCGATCAATGGTGGTTTTGGAATTGCGAAAACGTACCAGAGCCATTGCCAGAACACTTTAGCGTTATGGATATAGATCCAATGGAACATATAGGCAGGGCATTATCGCAAAAGGAAGCGGAAGATATACGCGACTATGCCGGGCTAGAAAATTAAATATTTATAAGTAACAACATGAACCAAAAACAAAGAATTATTACTTTATTACTTCAAGGGTGGATTAGCCCATTAGAAGCACTAAAACACGCAGGAACGCTAAAACTAAGCACAAGAGTAGGCGAATTAAAAGAGTTTTTTAACATCGAAACAAGGCGAGACAAAGGTGTGAGCAAATTTGGATGGGATGTTAATTACTGTTCATATCGAATTAAACCGAACACGGCCACAAAAAAAAGTTTGAAATTGTTTAAACTTTAATTATTATTGCAAACCCATTTGAGAGGGTAGGAGCTTTCAAATGTAGTAATTTTCACCAATTACCAAAAGCCCTTGATGCACTCCTACGCTGACGGGGCTTTTTGTTTTTACGATATGAGCGAGATTAACGGCTACAAATTAAGTAGGGATTTTTGGGACTATGCCTTTGAAAATACGGGTAAAATAAAGCCTATTCATGTGTCAATTTATTTCTTTGCAATTGAACATTGTAACCGTTTAGGATGGAAAAAAGATTTTGGATTACCTACCTCAATGGTATTAGAAGCAATCACCGTTAAAAGTTACTCGGTTTATAAAAGCGCCTTTGACGATTTAGTTACATTCGGATTCTTTGAAGTTGTGCAATATAGCAAGAATCAATACTCATCAAACATAATTGCTTTGAAAGAAAATTGCAAAGCAAATAGCAAAGCAAATGAGAAAGCAAATAGCAAAGCACTTGACAAAGCAATGTCAAAGCACATAGCAAAGCAATGTCAAAGCACCGTGAGTATAGATAAACAATTAACATTAGAACCAATAAACAATAAAACCTTAAAACTATATTATAGCTTTGAAGAATTTTGGGAGGCATATGGAAAGAAGGTTGATTACAAAAAAGCCAAGCAAAAATATTTGCTCTTAACAACGCCCGAAAAAATAGAAATATTTAAAACGCTCGCAGACTACATCAAATCAACACCAGATATTAAATTTAGAAAACACGCATCAACTTACATCAATAATAAATCTTGGGAAAATGACTACACCAGCAAATCAGAACAACAAACCATTGCCGACATCGGACGGCAGCAGCTCTTTGCAATCTTCGGGAATACCTGAGATAGCATCAACAATTGCAATCTTATCTTCGGTTAAAGATAATGGAACGGCAAAGGAGCAATTATTGGCTTTATCTTTGATAATCCAAGGCAAGTACCCACATTACACCTTAAACCTTCTTAAATCGCTTATAATTGATGGAATAGCGCAAGAATTTAACCAAACAAACATTGCACAAACCAACGATGTTTTTAATTTAATGTTTTGGTTAAGAAAATACGCTTTGGAAAATCCGACAAAAGAAGACAAAGAAAAAGAAATGAAAAAAAGGTTTAAAGACAGAGGTTTTTAATTAGACAAATGAACATTAAAATAGTCGATTACAACCAAAAGCGCAAAGACTTTGAGGCATTCCACAAATACGGAGGGGCTGCAATGAATTACGCTGGCTTTGAGTGTTTAAACGGAATCTTTCAATTTGCCTTAGACGGAATTACCGACATAACAGGTACGCCCGGAAGCGGTAAAAGTGAATTTGGCTTAGAAATATTGTTTTATCAGTCAGAAAAATTTGGATTGAGGCACTTAATCTATGCTCCTGACATCGGAAGTTATAATGAAATTAGGCGAAAACTGATTGTCAAATATTATCGGAGGTCATTCAGGGGATATGAGAATTCAATAAACGATTTGGAATTAATTAACTGCTCGGCATTCATTGACACTTATTTTTTGGTTGCAACAAAAGAAGATCCCAAACTACCAATAACTCCAATTGACCTATGGAATTTTACCTGCAGTTACGAAGATAAGAACGGAATTATATCAACTTGCTTTATTGATAGTTGGAAGAACCTATATCACGAAATAAACGGCCGAGAAGACCAATACTTAGATTACGTTTTAAGTTATCGAAACGAGTTAGCAGAATTGAATCAGCGACACTTCATGACAATAGCTCATCCAAAGAACGTTGAATTCGATAAGGACACGAAAAAAAGGCGGGTACCAGATGCTAACGATATTTCAGGCGGTGCGAGCTGGTTCAGAAACGGCAAGGTAATTTTATCAGTAGATTGGCCAAATAAGGCTACCAATGAAGTTGACTTAATATTTAGTAAAATAAAGCCAGATACGATAGGCCGAGCCAATGTTATTTATCAAAAGCTGGAATTTGACTGGAAGAAATCTAGGTACCGAGAAATAATCGAGGGTAGAATTTGCTATGCTGGGGATGGCAAAGAAAATAGACTGAATGGCGATTTTATTGGTTTTGCGAGCGAGGTTGAACAGCCGTTTTAAATTTTATTAGGCTAATTATCAACAACTAAATAATAATAAAATGGAATTAGAACTGATTGATTTTTTAGCCCAAATGGTTAATGAGCAAAAGGCAAAACAACAAGGATATACAGCTTCAACAAGGTGGTTATGTACGAGACACGATTTAAAAGAAGATTGCAAAGCAGAAGCGCTGAAGATGTTTGAACAGTGGAAAGAAAACGAGTTAAAGGCTAACCATGGATTATAAATCAGAATACGAAAAAACGGTAGAACAATTATTTTTCGCAGTCAGGGAGCTAGACGAAACGAAACGACTTGAAGAAGCTAACTATGCTATTCTTTGCCTACTCTCAAGCGTTATTAGCGCACTTTGGGATAGTTTGGACAAACTACCCGCTGAACGGAAAATTAACGCTGAATTAACGTTACAACGGTTAATTAAGGTATTTGTTCATTTAGGGCGGTTCTACATGGATGAATTGAATTGGAGAAAACAATTATTTACAGCCAATAAAGGGTTACTTGAGGCGGCAGAAACTATTGAAGGATTGAAAAAAGAAATTGAAAAGCTGAACGAATTAAATAATTTTTAGATACTAATTGTTATTAACTTTAATAAAAATTATTAAACAATTTAAATAAGTTTGCAGCATGAAAACGAGAAAACAAAAAATACAAGAACTATTTTACGCAGGCAAAACAGCGCGCGAGTGCTATGAGATAATGACCTCGGAAGGATGGAAAACCACTAAGGCAAGTGTTGCGGTGTTGTATGCTGGCATTAAAGCTAATTCG